ATACTAAGGGGGTTGAACAAGAACTTGAATCAGTTAAAACAAGAGGTTTATATTTAGAAAATCAACTTGTAGATGTTTACGAGAGGGGTCAATCAGCTTTAGATAAATACAATAAGTCAAAGAAAGGAATGGCTGAAGCTCAAGAAGGTTCTGTAAAAGCATTAGAACAAGAAAGGGCTGAATTAAAAAAAATACAGAAAGAGGTATCTACTACTTCTTTGATATGGAAAACTTATGAAGCTGCCATAAAATCTATAGATGAGCAAATAAAAGCTATAACAGGAGATAAAGAAAAAGGTAAAATAACACCACTAAAAGACCCTGAGACATTTCAAAAAGAAGCAGAAGATTATTTAAGACAAATAAGAGCTGTTCAAAAGAAAATAGCAATGCTAGGTGAGAAAGATGCTGCATCTAAGTTAATAATGCAAAGATACTTTCACTTAGAAGAATTAAAGCAAAAACATAAGCAGAATTTAGAAAAATTTGAACAAGAAACTAAAGCAGCTAGAGCTAGTTTAAAAATAGAACTAGACAAGCAATTAGCAAAAAAAAACATAACTAAATCTTATCATAAGACTGCATTAGCTGATTTTGATAAAAACGCATCTGAAGAAAGACAAAAAACACAAAGAGGTTATGAAATATTGTTGGCATATCATAAAAATTATTATGAAAAAGCAATACAAATAAAAGAAGATGCTATTATTCAGTCTGCAGAAATAGATGAGAGGTCACCTTCTGTTATAGGTGGAGCTAGCCCTGAACAAATCGCAGAACGTCAAAGAGAGATTTTTGCTATGCAGCTAGAATCGTATATGCAATTCCAACAAGGAATGACTGATTTTATGAATGGTGAATTTGATAGGCAGTTAACTGTAGAGCAGAACAAAACAAATGCTTTAAATAATGAATTAAACCAAAGACTTCTTAATGAAAACCTATCTAAAGAAGAAAGAAAAAGAATACAATTACAGATAGGTGCTAATGATGAGGCTCTTAGAAAAAAACAAGAGAAGATAGAAAAGAAAAGGTTTAGAATGAATAAGGCTGCTAATATATCTAACGCTACCATAAACACATATCTTGCAGCTACTCAGGCACTATCTAGTGAAGACATACCTCAATTAGCAAAACCTTTTGTTGTAGCAGCAACGATAGCAAGTGGTTTATTGCAAGTTGCTAGAATAGCTAGGCAGAAGTTTCAATCATCTGCTGGTTCTGGTGGTCAAATTGGAGGTGGATTCGGTGGTGACGGAGAAAGAGCTAGTAGGTCATTTAATTTTAACTTAGCAGGAAGTACTGGTGAAAACCAACTAGCACAAACATTGCAAGGTAGATTTGACCAACCTCTACAAGCCTATGTAGTATCTAGAGATATAACAAACGCACAACAATTGCAAGAGGATATTCAAAACAATGCTAGTTTTGGTTAAAAAAAGACAAAAAGTAAAAATTACGTTAACTTAATAAATAACCATTCATGGATAATTTAGATATAATAGAACTTATAATAGATGAGCAAGTTGAGGATGATGGTATAAATGCTATATCATTAGTAGAGTCACCTGCCATAGAAGAGAACTTTGTAGCACTTAACAAACACAAGGTTGAGTTTAAGACTATAAATGATGAGAAAAGAATAATCATTGGATTGGCTTTAGTTCCAGATAAACTAATATACAGAAGAAAAGGAGACTATGAATACAATATAGTATTCTCAAAAGAAACTGTTAGAAAGGCTTCAGAACTATATTTAAAAAGACTAAATAACAACAATACAACTCTAGAACACGAAAGATTTACTTCAGGAGTATCTGTTATAGAATCTTGGATAGTAGAAGACCCTGAGAAAGACAAAAGTGCTTTATACGGACTAAATGCTGTAGAAGGTGCTTGGGCTGTTACTATGAAGATAGATAACGATGAGGTGTGGCAAGATGTTAAAGAAGGAAAGTATTTAGGATTAAGTATTGAAGGAATGTTTAGCGACAAAGAAAAGATTGATAGTGATGATGTAGAAAACTTATCAGAACAAGATGCAGATGAGCTAATTAAAGACATTATAGAGACTTTAGAGGCTGAAGAGTTAAAATCATATTCTGACTACCCTAAAGCTGCTAGAAACAATGCTAAAAGGGCTTTAAAATGGAAAAAGGAGAATGGTTCTAGTTGTGGTACTTCTGTTGGCTGGACTAGAGCATCTCAACTAGCTAGTGGTGCTGCCTTATCTCGTTCTACAATTGCTCGTATGGCTTCATTTAAAAGACATCAGCAACATAAAGACGTGCCTTATTCTGAAGGGTGTGGTGGTCTTATGTGGGATGCTTGGGGTGGTTCTGCTGGTGTGAATTGGGCTATATCTAAACTAAAGCAGATAGATAATGAGAGCTAAGTATTGTAAATGTAAAAATACATATTGCATAAACTGTTGTAAAAAATGTAAAGCACCTGAATATTGGAAACAAGGTATAGGTAATATAACTGCTATTCCTGAAGACTATTTATTACAGGAAGATGGGTTTAATATATTGCAAGAAAATAATTATAAAATAATAATATAATGTCTAATAAGAAAATATCAGAATTATCATCAACATCAGACTTGAATAGTAGTGATGAGTTTGTTGTAGTTCATAGCAGCATTACTAAGAAAATATCTTTTAGTAATTTACAAAAAGAAATACTTAATTATGTAATACCTCATTCAGTAACAGTTTCTGCTGGTAATAATATTGATTTAGGTAGTTCAACTTATGATGATTCAGAAATGATAAAGTTATCATGGTCAGGAGCAACTGGAAATATGACTATGACTTTACCTGATTGTACTTCTGCAAATAATTCACATAGACTCATGAGATTTATATCAGATAGCACATTCTCTACAAACACTAGAGTTTATCTAACGCCTGCTTCTGGACAGAACTTAGACGGTAGTACAAATTACTATGAAATAAACAAATCTTATGAAGGTGTTCAGCTGTGGAGTGATGGTAATGAGTGGTTTATCATTCAGAAGAAAGCATAACGAAAACAAGACACTTTTAACATTTAAACGTTTTATTAATATATTAAATCACTAAAATTATGAACCAAAAAGAAATTCTTAAGAATATCAAAGAATTAGTTGGTCTTGCTAAACAAGAAGAAGCTAATGAAATTGATACGGTAGAAGAGGTGGTTTTATCTGAAGAGGAAGTAATTGAAGAGCCTAAAGCTGAAGTTGCTGAATTAGAAGAAGAGCCTACTGAAGAGCCTAAAGAAGAGCCTGTTGAAGAAGCTCCTTCTTATGCAACTAAAGCTGAAATGGCTGAGTTAAAGCAAGAATTATTATCTATGATTAAAGCTATGATGGAAGACAAGTCTGATTATAGCGAAGCTGATGTTCCTGCTGAATTATCAAAACAAGAGGAAGTTTCTGAAGAGCAATCTGAAGAAGTAGAACTTTCTGAAATAAAAGAGGAGATTGTTCACTCCCCTGAAAATAAAACAGAACAACGAGTAAATTCATTTATTAACAAAAGACCAATGACTACTGCTGAAAGAGTAGCTTGGATGATTAACAATTAAAATTAAATTTAAATGGCTACAACAACTAGTATTACTACTACTTACGCAGGAGAATTTGCTGGGAAATACATTTCAGCAGCTCTTTTGGCAGGTAACACTATCGCTAACGGTGGATTAACTGTTAGACCAAACGTAAAGTTTAAAGAGGTAGTGAAAAGAATGGAATTAGATGGTATCGTAAAGAACGGTTCATGTGATTTCGCAGACACTTCAACTTTAACTCTTACTGAAAGAATTCTTCAACCAGAAGAGTTTCAAGTAAACTTAGAGTTATGTAAAAAAGATTTCCGTTCAGATTGGGAAGCAATCCAAATGGGATATTCAGCATTTGACTCATTACCTTCTTCTTTCCAAGACTACTTAATCAGCTATGTTGCTGCTAAAGTTGCTCAAAAGAACGAACAAAACATCTGGGGTGGAACTGACGCTACTGATGGTGAGTTTGATGGTTTCTCTACATTATTAGCTGCTGATGCTGCTTTACCAGCTGCAAACGAAGTTTCAGGAACTACTGTAACTGCTGCTAACGTTGTTGAGGAATTAGGAAAAGTTGCTGACGCTATTCCTTCTGCATTATACGGAAGAGAAGACTTGCATATCTATGTATCTCAGCACATCTTTAGAGCTTACAAGAGAGCTTTAGGAGGATTCCAATCTAACGTTGGAGCTGCAGGTTTCCAAGATAGAGGTAACAACCAAGACATCAACATCCAATACTATGATGGTATCAAAATCTTCATGGCAAATGGATTAGCTGATAACGTAATGATTGCTACTACTAAAGACAACCTTTTCTTCGGAACTGGATTGACTTCTGATGCAAACGAGGTGAAAATCTTAGACATGGCTGAACTTGATGGTTCTCAAAACGTAAGAGTAATCATGCGTTTTACTGCTGGTGTTCAGTATGGTGTAGTTGAAGATATCGTAACTTACGGAATCACCAACTCTGCTAACTAATATTAGCTTCCAATAAATATAAGGGGTAGGTGGTTGTCTGCCTACCCTTTTTTAATAACTATAAAAAAATAATATAAAATGAGTTGTGATATTTCAAGAGGGCGTTTAGAACCATGTAAAGACAATGTCGGTGGGTTGAATGCTGTCTACTTCGTAAATAAAGGAGCTATTGATTTAGCTGACGTTACTTACGATTCGACAGATACTGACGTAATTACAAGTGTTGGAACTTCTGTATCTGCTTTTAAGTTTGATATAAAGGGAGGTTCTACTTACACAGAAAACGTTCAATCATCAAGAGAAAACGGAACTACTGCTTTTGAGCAAGTTCTAGAATTACAGTTAACAAAGTTGACTAAAGAAGACCATAAAACTGTTAAGTTATTAGCTTACGGAAGCCCTACTATCTTAGTAGAGGATAACAATGGTAACGTATTCATCGCAGGTTTAGAGCATGGATGCGATATTACAGGAGGTACAATCGTATCTGGAGCTGCAATGGGAGATATGTCAGGTTACACTCTTACCTTCTCAGGTATGGAGAAAGTTCCTGCTAACTTCATCAATTCTGCTGCATCTGTTTCTGCTGCACTTACTGCTGCTGGATTTTCAGTTACTGTAGGTACTTAATCAAGTACATAAATAATTATTTAATTAAGCCTTGCATTCGCAGGGCTTTTTTATTTAAACAAAACAAAAATATATTTTTACGTTATCTTATTATGATAATATTATTACCTAACACATCTAGTCAAACCATTTCTATAATGCCTAGAAAAGATTTATCTACATTTAGTAGTATAAACTTAAAAATTAGAAGAGATGGTGATGGAAAAAGTGAAAATATCACAAGTGCTACTATAGCTGCTAATGGTAATTTTACTGATGTAACTTTCTCTAGTACTATACTAAAAGAAGGCTCTACATACTTCCTAGAGATAACAGGAGATACTGAATTGGTTTATAGAGATAAAATATTCTCTACTAGTCAATCTGATTATAAAATTAAACATGTCGTATCACAGAACTTATACACAACTTATAGTTCTGCTGACGATAATACATACATAGTGTGATGAATAAAGACAAAAAGAATAACGTAAGAATACTTAATCTATCTTCTTATGAAGCTCCAGAAGTAAAAGAGGTCCACAATAAAGAGTGGGTAGCTTGGGGTGATGATAATGATTACTTTGGTAGATTGATAGATTTAGATACGTCTAGCCCTACTAATGCAAGATGTAACAATGGTATATCTGATATGATTTTCGGTAGAGGTATTGAGTCAACTAATTCTGACTTATTTCCAGAGGATTATGTAAAGATGAAAAAACTACTTAAACCTAGAGAGATAAAAAAAGTAGTTATAGACAGAAAGAAGTTAGGTCAAGCTGCTTTAAAACTTACCTACAACAAAGCTAAAACAAAAATACTAAAGATATCGCACTTCCCTATGGAAACATTAAGGGCTGAAAAGTGTGATAAAGATGGTGTAATAAAAGCATATTACTATCATCCTAAGTGGTCTAATATGAGACCTAGCGACAAGCCTAAGAGAATACCTTGCTTTAGACATGGTAGTAAGTCTCAAAAGGAGGAGATATACGTTATAAAGCCTTATAGAAGTGGTTTCTATTACTATGCTACTCCTGACTACCAAGCTTGTCTACAATACGCTGATTTGGAATGTGAGGTATCAAACTACCATATCTCAAATATACAACAAGGTTTACAGCCTAGTTTATTTATTAACTTCAACAATGGTATTCCTAACGAAGAAACTCAAGGTGCTATTGAAAGAAAGATTAATGATAAATTCTCAGGTAGTTCAAATGCTGGTAAAACAATCATTGCATTTAACGAATCAGCAGATACTAAAGCTGATATCGAAGCTATTCACTTACCAGATGCTCATGCACAATACCAATTCCTATCTGATGAAGCTAGAGAAAAGATTATGCTAGGTCATGGTATCGTATCACCTATCTTACTAGGTATAAAAGATAACACAGGTTTTGGTAACAATGCTGAAGAACTTAGAACTGCATCTGTACTTATGGATAATGTAATCATTAGACCATTCCAGGATGAAATAATCTATTGCCTGGAAGACATCTTAGAGTTTAACGGAATTCAACAAGATTTATACTTTATAACATTACAACCAATTGAATTTACAGAGTTAGACAACATCTCTACTAAGATTAGAAAAGAGGAAGAAACAGGTGAGAAATTATCTTCACAAACAATGGAAGACTTTTCTGAGGAAGAAGGAGATGACATGTTAGAGCAATTAGAGGGTCTAGGAGAGGTTTTAAGCGACGATTGGGAGGTTATCCATACTGAAGTATACTCAGAGGACTTAAATGACGTTAAAATGGCTGAAATTAAGTCTAGCAATAAATCATCTAAAGAAGATAGTGATATCTACAAGATAAGATATGCTTATATGCCAGTTAGAAAGTCACCTAACAGCAGAAAGTTCTGTAAGAAAATGGAAACATTTACAGAAAGAAATATAGTATTTAGAAAAGAAGATATCAACCAAATGTCTTTTAGAGGTGTCAATAAGGAATTAGGACACAATAAGCAGAATTATAGTTTGCTAAAATACAAGGGAGGAAAAAATTGCCATCATTTTTGGGAGTTAAGAGTCTATAAGAAGAAAGGTGATAAAAGGGTTGACCCTGATTCTGCATATGAAAAAGGTTTATCAGCTCCTAATAATCCTAGTGAGATGACTGAGAGAATGATTGATAGACCAGACAGAGGTGCTTACAGAAGTACTTTAAGTAAAATTAGAAACATTTTAAAGATATGAAAGCATTATTCATAACTATAGCTGACCTGAAAGCTAAGTCTATAATAGATGGTAATACAGATGCTGACAAGTTAATTCACTACATAGAGGTTGCTCAAGACATCCATGTACAGAATTATCTAGGTAGTAAATTGTATGATAAGCTACAAGCATTAATACTATCTGGAGATATAGATTTAGCAGCTAATAGTGATTATAAGTCACTTAGAGATAATTACATAAAGCCTATGTTGATTTGGTTTACTCAACTAGAATACTTACCATTTGCTATGTTTAAAATAGATAATGGAGGTATATCAAAACATAGAGGTGAAGAGTCTGATTCTGTAGACTATAGAGACATAGATAGAATGCAAAGCAAAGTTACTGATAGAGCTGAGTTCTATACAAGAAGATTTATAGATTATATCTGTTTTCATAATCAGAAATTTCCTGAGTATAACGATAATAGTAATGAAGATATGTATCCAGATAAGGATGCAGATAGCTTCTCAAGCTTTGTATTATAATCATGAAAAGAGGGGATTACAAAACAAAAAAATCTAACGTAATTAAGTTAAATGCTTTTTACGATAAGGTTAAAAACACTAAAATAAAAGATATTCAAGATGGCAAACGAAATTTACCCAGTTAGTTGGTGGGGAAGCCCAGTTAAAGATGGTTGGGGTGGTATTTATTATGATTTAGCAAATCCAGTAGTTAGTGTATATACTGCTAGAGTAATTGCTGATGGTGGTATCGTAGAAGCAACTGAATGTATAAACTTTGATTAAAAATGAAAATAGGCAAATACGAATGTAATTCACTTGAACACGCACAAAGTAAGATTGATGCTTTTGGAATGGATGATGAGGGTAACCCAACACACAACCACGCATTTGTAATGTTAGGATATAATGTGTTACAAGAGGCTACTTATGATGATGAGGGTAATGTACTAACAGAAGCAGTCTATGGAGATAAATATATGGTAGATGCTTATTGGAGAGATTTGGAGCAAGACGAAGAAGGTAATGTAGACCATCCTTACGGTTGGAAGTCATATTCAATAGATATTGACGATGAGGGTTTACATAGTTTTTACGGAATTAAATATCAAGATTTAAAAATACAATAATATGGATGCACCAAGTATAGGAATGATACCAAGTGGGTATAAAGATGGTAAATTATATAGTGTTTATCCATTAGAAGGATTAGGAGAAGAACTAGTTGAAAACGGTAAGTTCGATTCACAGTCTGAAGTTGATTACTGGTCAATTGCTAGTAGTAGAGCAACAAAAAGTCTTGAGGATGGTTTTATGAGATTGACTTATACTCAAACTGTTGGAGCGGCTTTATTTAAAAATAATTTAGTTCCAGTAGGTAGATATAAAGTAACGTTTAGAGCAAAAGGTACTGCAAATACAAATTTTTCTTCTATTGGAGATAATGCATCTATCAACAATAATCCAGAGTATGCCATTTCAAACCCAATTTTAACTACTGATTGGCAGCAGTATGATTTTGAAGTAGAATTGACTCAATCTCAATTTAGATTTTATTTAAACAATCTATCAACGGGAGCTACTTTAGACATAGATGATATATCAATCAAAGAAGATATCTCAGCAGATTTTGATTTCACAAGAGGTAGTTTAGCAACTAGAGTTAATGCACAAGGATTAGTTGAAGATGTAAATATTATTAGTGAAGAACTTACTCAAAATGGTAACTTTGATGAGATTGGCTCAGAAGAAGTATCTAACGGAGATTTTTCTCAAGAAGGAAGTGAGGAGATTACAAATGGCTCTTTCGATACTGATAGTGATTGGAGTAAGGGAACTGGGTGGAGTATCGCAAATGGAGTAGCTACTTACGATGGTACTAGTGGTACATCTCCGATTAGACAAAATAATATATCTGGTGTACAATTAGGAAAAATATATAAAATAACAATTGATGTTTTATCTAATCAAGGCTCTGGTAACAATACTATTTACTTAGGAGGAACAATTGTAAATGATTCTCACTTAGATACTGGCTCTTATACTTTTTATGGCTCTTGGTCTAGCAACACAAATCTTTATATATACGGAAGAAGTGGAGAGGTTTTTCAGATAGACAACGTGTCAGTCGTTGAAGTCGGTCAAGATTGGAACTGGGGAGATGGTTGGAGTATTAATGATGGTGTAGCTACTTGTACTGACTTAAACAACAATCTTACTCAAGACGTTGGAGTTTCTGCTGGTAAATTATACAAAGTAACATTAGACGTAACAGAATATACAAGTGGTACTTTAGCTCTTGATATAGGTGGCTCATCTAATCAGACTGCGTCATCAGTAGGTAGTAAAACATTTTATTTTCAAACATCTTCAACTGGTCATTTAAGATTTTACGGAGGCTCTTTTAGAGGCTCAATAGACAATATCTCAGTCAAAGAAGTCGGTCAGAACTGGACTTTTGGCTCTGGTTGGTCTATGGGAGATGGTAAAGCGGTATTTGATGGTTTTAATAATGTAGCTTTACAACAAGATGGTATTGTTGCAAATAATAAAAAGTATAGATTAACATATACTATACTTGATTATGTTCAAGGTGGTATTAAGTGGAGATTTGGACTTTCGACAAACTTAACACCAGTTAGAAGCGCAAACGGAACATACGTAGAAGAAATCGTAGCAGATGGAACTGATTTTAGAGCAGTTTCAGATGGTGCAACTGAATTATCAATAGACAACATATCAGTCAAAGAAATAACAGACGCTACTGATTTACCAAGATTAAATTATGATAATATTACTTGGCAAGATGCTTATGGTAGTGAGTTGATAACTAATGGTGGGTTTGATACTGATAGTAGTGATTGGGCAAAAAATCCAAACTGGACAATTAGTGGAGGTTTTGCAAATTGTGATGGAACAA